GTCATAGACACTTTTTCAGTATTAGAAACATTTACTTCAGTAACAGAATTATCAGATGAGGAATGTGTATCAGCTAAAGAGACGATTGCAGTTTTCAATTCAGACAATGAGTCGACTAACGCTTGAGTGTCAGACAAACTTAGATTAAATTTTGTTACTAATGAGTCCGAAAAAGATTGTGTGTCAGTTAATTCTATGAGTCTCACCAATTCTGATGAAGTAATCGCATCTGCTAGTGCATATATGTCAGCTAAAGTTAGACTTGGATTATTACCTAAGACATCTGCAAAAGATTGTGTGTCAGCTAAAGCTATTGTTGAGACTTTAGTTTCAGCTGTACTATCAGTAAAAGTTAAAGTTTCAGACAAAGAGGATGTATAATCAGTACTACCAGTAGCTATTGCAACATCATTAACTTCATTTACATAAATATTATTTGTATCATCATTAAAAAAAGCCCATTGGATAAATCCACCACTATTCCCTATTGTTCTTCCCCCATCAACAATCCTATTATCATCTGCAGACGCTTCACTGTATGCTTCTTCACTACCCCAATTTGCCATACCATCTGTAGATTTATGGAATACTACATCAGTTGTTGCTAAATAAGTTCCACCCTTCAGATATGTAACATAAACATCATCATTTTGTTGGTTAATTACCATTCCAGCTTGACCAGATTCACCTTGATTAGTGAAAATGTTAGTTTTTGCTGTAACTGTTGGACTTGCAATAGAATCAACTGTTAAATCCCATGTCTTTAAATCATCACCTGCAGAGTCATCATTTACATGTGATGCTAATAGTAAATGGTTATCACTATGCCTTACTGCACCATCCATATTCATATGAGTTGATGAAGAAACTATATCACTAGCAATAGCTGTTTCTGTCCATGTATCTGCCGAGTCGTCATACATTTTAATAGAAAGTGTAAATGCACTCCTATCTCGAAAAATTCCACAGGCATCACCTGCATCAACATCTGCTGGATATAATAATAACCAATCTTCTTGCGTTCCTGTTTCAAATGGGTCAGCTATCGCCGTTGCAGCAGTTGCAAATAAATCTGCAGACTTGTAACATTCTATTTCGACTTGTGTAGATAATGCTGCAATTAAATTACCACTAACAGTTTTTGTTATTGCACATCTATTTGATGATACACCTGTCGAAATGGTTACACCAGAATCAATAATTCTTATAGTTCCAACAGACCCATCATCTATATCAACATTTACATATTTAAATTCACTATCTGAAGAATCACACCATACAATATGTACTAATGTTCCTGTGTCTCCTGGAGTTTCTTGGTCAAACCATGAAGACATTTGTACAGTTGTCCCAGATTCTATCTCTGTTGCACTCCAATTAGAACCACCATCTGTTGTCCTATAAAAAGATATATCAAGACCAGCATCAACACAAACTATTACTGCTTCCGTTGTACTAATCCAGTAAGGACCACGTAATCCCCGAGACATTAAATCAGAGGCTGCTGTTCCAACTGTTGTGTCAGCCATTATTTAAAACTCTCCTTAGTTTCTTTTTCTATATAATCATGTATATACGCAACACTTTCTAAATTAGGGAATATACCTTTTTTCTTAATTTCTTCCACATCTTTGACTATTGTGTCAAGATAATCGTTTTCTTTCCCTTCTTTAATACTTTTTGACGTCATCCATTCAGATTTGTCAATAGAATTAAGTTTTTTCGTTTCATCTACTTCACTCAAAATCGAGTTTAAATGAAATAGTTGATGAGTTGTGAGCATTTAACTATCCCCAAATGTCACAGTCCAATCTATTTTTAATGTGTCACTTGCCCCTTTAGCAAAATTAATACTATCGTTATAAGTACACATTGTGGTTCTAGTTGTTCCACTTGCTTGAAAAATTCCTGCTTCAGTTATAGTTGCAGTTCCTACTCCTGCTCCCCAATATCCTGAATAAACAACATCATTATCAGCTGCAGCAGTACCTTGTAATGTACCACTTAGTGCTAAAAAAGTTCCAGCAGAAAATGAATTTAAATCTGTATCACTTGTAGTTTGTCCAGAACCTATACCTAACGCTATAAATCCGATAGCTGCATCACCTGAATCACTCATTTGGTCAGCAACGTGTGCGTCCATGACCTCAGTAATAGTATTATAACTTGTATTTTCTTCTTTCACATCACCGTCTTTATCTTTCAAAACGTAATGTATTTGTCCTTTGATTCCTAAATTTTCTTCCATATTCCCTCCTTTCAAGATAAGCTTCTCCTGAATACACTTGCTCTACCTAGTGATTCTAATTGACTTTCCGCTAATTCTCTCCATGCGGTAGAACTCATTCCTTCACCAGACTCTTCAATGCTTAACTCTCCGAGTCTTTGTTTTTCTCCACCACCTTGTGCTTGAACAAAATCTATCGTGTCAGCTTTAGCAAAGTTTATTATTGGTGGTTGAAAATCAGGGTCAATAGAATTAGAACCAATATCGGTTCCGGTAAAATTCTCAACATGCTGTCTAGCCATATCGACTATTTCCACCATGTTTCCCGAGACACCCTCAGGTATATTATTAAAATTCTCTATAATAAAATTGGCAATACTACCAATCGTACTAAGTGTCACTAGTTAACTCCCGAGCTTAAAAACCACCCTTCTGGGGTGACTGATACAGGAACGAATGTGTCATTAGCCGAATCATATCCCACTAATACGCAAACATTTGTTGTTCTGTCTGCTTGTTCAGTACCTACTAAGCCCGATACGTTTAAAAATACATCTGATGCTGCCATTTTATGTGCCGGACACTAAATGTATCCATTCACTACCTCCAACAGCTTCATTCATATATAATTCACTATTAGCCGTATCAAATACAACATCGCTACCAGTTTGTCCTGTTAAAATTTCATCAGGAGTTCCAACTGTGTAAGTCATCTTGGGTCCTACTATGCTACCAGCTGTAGAATGTCCCATGCCTTTCACTGTACTTAATCTAACATTATCTGTTATTATTGTCATTGTTTATCCTCCTATTGTCTGTTGTTATTGTCATCTTTCTCGAAATTTAAAAATAAAAAAATAAAAAAATTGTTTGTATTACTTAAGTAGTTGTCATCTTGGAAATTGCTGTAGTCCTTAATGCTTTCACATCAATTCTCTGAGTAATAACCGCACCTTCCATATCAAATGTAGGTAAAGTTGTATTCTCAATAGTCAATTCTCTTGCAATAGCTATTCCGTATGCTTCACTTCTGTCAAAAATGTAACCGCTTGTTGCGACTGCATTAGTACCTGCGTTAGTAGAATATCTTGCGACGTTCATACCAAAAATTGTACCAATGAAACCACGATTCATCATCTCTGTGTTACCTGCTTTATCAGCTTCAACGAATGTATCAATATTTCTTAAATCTTGAACTTGTTCGTTTCCTGCTAAATAATCTGTTGGTCTGTAGTCGTTTTCTTCAACGTCAAACATAGATTCAGCAATGTTAGCGATTGTTAATGCTGCACCACCTGCAGTAGTAGCATTAGCTGTGTCAAGTTGTCCTAGAATTAAATTAGTTTCATTCTCAGCAAACCGTCTACCAGCGACACCAACATTTCTTTGTAGTAACTCAAACTGTGAGTCCTCAATCATCTCTCTAGTAATCCTTACTGCGACACCATACTTTTTTGGAGTAAATGTTACAGTACTGAAATCGATATTATCTAATGGTACTTCTGCACCTTCACCAACTTCCCTCACATCTAGTGTGTTAGGAGTTTCAAGGTTTACTGTGAAAGTTGAACCTTGTATTTGGCCTGGGCCCCATACCATTGCTGCCATTTCTCTTGGAATTAGAGCTTTCTCTACTTCCTCGATTAATTTAGGCATAATTAGTTTAGGTATTAAAAGTGTACCTTCAGTTCCGTCAGCTGTACTGATATATTCATTAATCTTTTTCATTACCATCTTAAATGTTAAGTTCGACTAATGCATATAATGCTGTACCACTTGCGGAGGTTGTCATAGCTCTTCCAATAGGTGTTGGTCCTAATGTCCCTACACTTACTGAACCTAAAACTCCTAGATTAGCTACACCACCTGATGCATTATGTTGTACTAACGCACCACCAGAAACTATACCGTGAGCATGCATCAAATAATCACCTCTTCGTGCTACTGTTAAAGTACCACCAGATGCAACATTACTTAACGCAATACCATTACATAATTTAATATCCTGTGCACCGATAACTTGTAAGTCGCCTGTAGCATAACTTGATACTTGACTGCCTACGTCATCACTTGCACCAGAGATTTGAACAAGATAACCACCAGAAATTGTTTCTCTAGCTTTTGCAGTGAATGTTCTTGGGACTCCACCATCCATTATAACTTGTGCCCCTAGTGTATTTGATATTTGACTTTCACTTGCCATTAATTATAAATGTATGACTTCCTTTTCCAAGTAAAAGAGTTACCTTCTTGTAAAATGTTGTAACCTTTTTCTTCAACCGCTTCCTCAGATTCTTCTTCAGTTTCTTCCTTTTCATCTTCAGATTCTTTAAGTTTAATAGTTTTATTAAGTGCTTCTAGTTCTAACTTTTTAAGTTTCAAATTAGCTTTCTTAATAGATTCTTCAACTACTTCTTCTTCACTTGGAACTTCTGGAGTTTCCTCTTTAGTTTCAGGTGTTTCTGGAGTTTCGGGAGTGACTGGAGCTTCCTCTTTTGGAGTTTGTTCTTCTTCTGTCATTGTCATAGACCCCCTTTCAGTAGTATTTGATTTAACAACGTTTGTTGAATGTGATTTTAGTGATTTGTACGCATTATTTAATGCTATACCAAATGTTGCACCATTATCTGCACCGATTGCAACTAAACTTAACTCTTTGAATATAATCCCTCTAGGCACAATGTTACCTTCATCATCTTCGTCAATATTTTTAGGGTCTACGTGTGCTCCTACCGATACACTATTAAGTAAACCGTCCTTAATTTTTTGTATCATTGCTGGGTCTTTAATTATGGCTTTGAACGGAATATTACGAGCTTCCTCGTTAAAGAATGCAGATTTCACTCTACCTACAATAGAATCTACAGAATTAATATGGTCTTTAAGTAACGGGACACCAATCATTGTTTTAGCACTCTTTTCTAATTCTTCTCCTAGAAATCTATGTCCGTTAGATGTTACTGTTTCATTAATAGCAATACCTTGTATTGAAAAATCACCATCAACTTCCGCACTCTGCGTGAATGGCACATTATATTCTAAGAGTATCCCCTCTTTTATGTTATCGTTTTCCATAGTATAAACTACTTATTTATAATAAAGAGAATAGTTATTTTTTTATAAACATTTGTCGAGGTAGTATATACTAAGACAGTCTTATCCTAACTGTGACATTTTTATTTTTACTACCACGAATAATGAACTCTAACGGTTCATTCAGATAATATCTTGTGAATTGGTCGTTCACCATAAGCTTTTGAACTTCACCTTGCATTACTGCTCTTGGTGCATAATACTTTACACCATGATGTTGTGACTTATGAAATATGTTATATCCTAGACTACTTGATACACTTATAGAAATTTGGTCATTAGACTCCACAATAATAGAATCCAAATACCCAATAAGAATATCCGACACAAATGATGTTTGACCTGCTTCAGTATTAAACTTAATCTTAATCTCATTGATTGCTTGTTCTACCACTGTTCATTACCTCCACTTTTCCGCCTACGACTTTTACTCTACGCCTTATTTGTCTACGTCTAGTAGTTTCAGCGTTGTCTCCGACTTCATTTAAGACTGGTAATTTAGAATGACTTTCAATAGATGGGTCAGTACCTTGCAATTCGTTAGAAACTCCAGCAAATTGTTGTTGTGTCCTTGAAGACAATATTGCACTACCAGTATGGTCTTCCCATGAACCGACTACTGGTACTGTTTCTTTAGAAATTGTAGTATCATCGCTTATTAAATCGTACTGAACATCATAACTATATTTGTCATAAACTACTCTTTGCCTTGTTACTGGGTCAATTAATATGCTCATCCTTCCAGTATCATCCTTTGTTTTAATTTTTGTTGATTCTCACAGTATTCAGCGAAACATTCACCACATAACCATAAGCCGTTGAATAAGGTTAAAGCCCTATTCCCACACTCTTTAGCACACATTGAAATATTATCTTCAGTTAATTGCATTATTCCACCAGTCCAACAATCGTACTACGACAATTTACATGCATCGGTGGCATATTAACTCCAGGCATCCCGTCCTGTGTCAAAAATACTTGACCGTTTAGACTCATACATATATCACTTGTTCTATCATCCACGGCTGCCAAATACCTGTAAGATAGAACTTCATTTTCTGCATATAAATCTTTAAGTCCTTGATTAGCTAATCTTACTGTTTCCGTTCTGGCTATACTTATTGGACGATTCTCTTTGGTTACTACGACTTTTTTACTACCATCTTCTTGAATTTTTACTCTATCCTTAAGGTCAATACTTGAATTAATTTCTTCCTCTATTTGTCTTATTGTCCTATTCTTTCGGAAACCGTTCTTTAATACTACTCTTAACTTCTCAATATCATTTTTAGGTAATAACCCTTCAGCTATATCTTGTTCAGTGATTGCTACCAATTCATCGAACTTGGTTGTCTTAAGTTTTGTTAATATCTTTACTAAATAATCTGAATAATTGAATCCAGGGATTTCTGTGATATTAACATACTCGGCTAACGTCATATCACTTAATTGTTGTTCAGTCAAATCACTAGTACATTCTTGAATTTTAACTTCTTCTTTCTGGTTAGCAGTAGGTTTTGCTCCTGGTACTTCTGGTTGTTTGATTTCTTCTTCTTCCTCTTTACGTATTCTATCCTCCTCTTCAGCAATCTTTTGTGCTTCCTTAGGGTTTGGTAATATTTTAACCAAATCTTCAAATTCCATTATCGTAGCATACTCAATCTCTAACTGTGCCTTCAACATTGGACTTATGAATGGATTTTTTAATGTCTCGTTAATCTTTTTTATTCTTTCATCTTTAACTTTTTCACCAGGTAAGTCCCAAATGAAATCAATCTTACCGTCCAAATTGTTACGCCTTAATACTGGCCTTAACACTTGAGATTCTAAGATTTCGCTTGTTTGTGTACGTAAACTTTTAATGTAACGTTGTAAATCTTCACCTTGTTCTTTCGCTAAACCTTCAGCGACGTTAGCAACACCCATTAATACCATTGGAATGTGCATCCCAATAACGAATTGTTCAAAGTCATGGTTTGCGGTGTCAGTCAAATTCTTACCAACATCCTTAAAATCTATTGCTTTAATCTCGACGTTAGCATCTGTTGCCCACTCTGTCCTAGTATTTTGGTACTGTAATTTCTTTTTAACATTATCAACATCACGAGGATTAGTGGATTGCCCTGGAACACCAACTTTAATATGATATGGTGCACCGGCTTTACGTTCAATCAACTTATGTAAATTCACCTCAGAACTTGCATAATTATTTATTGTAACTATGTTCGGCCACACTAATCCAATACCGTAAGCAGCACCCGGATTTTTGTTAATATCAAGTTGTGCAATTTCTTCAGGAGTGAACGGTACAACTTTCTTTGAACTATTACCTAGACTTAACTTATTAGGACTTCCAACGAATTGATTATATTCTATGACTTTTTGTTTCTTATTACGCTTTACGTACATATTGTTAGAATTTACTGTGATAATCTTATCATTCTCTATGTCTGATAAGTCCATGAATCCTGAACCTTTAGTGATAGCCTCTTTAATCCAGGGTCTAATGTTCGATAAAAAGTTAGAATTGTCAATAAAGTCGTCAAGTATCGCTTGAGAATTTGCATCTTTAACTTGTACGGTGAAATCTCCGATAATACGGTCAACCAATTTGTCAACGGCAGAGTTCACTATACCTATCCTGTCAACAGTTTTCTCAATTTCAGCGAAATCGAATGGATGTTCTGCACCAAGTTCTTTAGGGAATTTTACTTGTGGGTCATTTGCTTCGCTTTTAAATTCTTCTTTAAACTCTCCAGACATGTAACCTGTAACTAACTTAACCTCTTCTGTCATAAAATACAATAAGACATTTTTTATTTAAAGGTTTGTCGAAGTAGTATATACTATAAATCTAATCAATTTTATTTTTGTGGGGTAAAAATAGTACCTTTTTTTAATAAGATTTATTAGGATTGTCCTAAGCCCTTATTTTTGTAGAAACTTATATAAAGATAGTTTACTTTATAGTAGTGTAATGGAGGTACAAAAAATATGGGAAAAATAAAGCATAAAATCATTGAAGAACAAGATAGAAGGTTTATCTGTGAATGTCCTAATTTACCATCTGAAAGAGTTATCGTTGGGTATTGTTCAAGGGATAAAGGTTTTTGGATGTGTTCGGTATGTGGTAAATCTCTTGGCAAAGATAGAGAGACACTACGAAAATTGATGTAAAAAATTAATCTTATTTTTTTTGTAATTTACTTGGATTTATGGTGAAACATAAGGTGTGACAGATTGATTAACTTCAAAGTACATCCTCATCATGATAGCATCAGAAAAGTCGGTACTACGTCCAAGTCTTTCTTTAATTTCTTCCTTATTCAATATCTCGATACGTCTCTCTTTGTCAACATTCTTTTGTGCTATCTGTTCCAAATCTTCAATTATTAACTCCTTGATTTCCAGTGGAACATCCTTATAAATCCCAATTTTACCACCATTAACGTACTCGGCTAACTTGAAATAACATTGCGTCTTTAAATTTGCGTAATAGTGTATAGTCTTAGAAAATTGTGATTCCACCGGACTAGACGCATTAACGAAACCTTTGACGTATTCCATTTCGTCCACTACACCGCCTCCGATACCATCCTCATCAATTATTATGTTACTTCTGGACACATGGTGTGTGAAAGCGATATGTTCCAGTAATTCCCTTACTTCCTTCGTACTGGACTTATCCATTGTATAGATTCCCTTAATATATAATCCGTTCCATATTATAGCGACAGTTTTGTCGGCCCCAAAACGACCCACATCACAACTAATATAATTCTGATGATTTGTTGGTAAGTTGAAATCATTAGTGAACAAGTCTAATACCTTTTCGTATTCAAATATTTTGGTAGGGTCATCATCATACTC